TTTTATTCGATAAATGCTAGTAGTTCCTACATGTTAAATCAGGGTTTGAAGAGAAGTGAAGATAAATTTCATACAAAATCTATAAGAAAAAATAGAGTTTATGAAGATTGACAGCTATGGCACCTATAGTTTCTGCTGTTAGGATGGAAAATAATGGTTGATTTAATGGAAACAGAACTGTCAATGACTGAACAGTTTGCAATTCATGCCTCTGCTATTGCAATCAAAGAGTTTGATCGTGAAGAGTTGGAGGAGGCTTTTGTTGAGATGCTTTACAATAAAGCAGTAGAACGTCAGACTTTCATAGCAATTATGAAAGAACATGGCATCGATGCTGATATCAAACTATCTTTCCTAAACGCTAATCAAGTCCCTTAATACAAAATGGCTACTCGTACAATTTCAGGTACTCTAGACACTCTCGAAACAGATGGTGCTGAGATAACCTATGTCGGATCAACAGATGCCTGTGATCGCAGTGAAAATATCCGTGGTTTTCGTGTTAACCCAGGTGGCACAGGAGACATAATCGTAAAGCTTGATAGAAGCACAGGTGTTAAATCAGTTGAGATTTTTCAAGAAGATGTCTATGCAGGATCTTCTGCTCCTACTGGATATAAAGGATTTAGTAATGTAGAACAAAATGGTAAAGGTAAAGGTGCTGTCGGTATGACAGTTACTAATGCTTCTAAAGATTACCTTGTCATATTGAAAACAGATGGTTATTCTGAGGTCACCTTCGGTGGCACAGTAGATGTCCCTTAAATTAGATACTTCTTATTTAAACGAACACTCCTTAAGAATAATAAAACACTACAATCTGGCCAGAACTCTAACGGGTTCTGGTCGTTTTGCTTCTTATAAAGACTATGGAGAATCAATATGGAGAATAGGATATGGAAGTATGGAAATACATGGTAAGGTGGTGACACCTAAGACCCGTGCTACTCAGAAAGAGATTGATGAACAGTTAAAGATGGATCTGGAAGTGCTATCTCATAAACTTTCCAAGATAATATACTGGCCATTGAATCCAAAAAAGAAAGCAGCTGTCATTAGTTATGCATTTAGTAATGGATTTATTCCTTTTAAGAATTCTCAATTGTTTGAACTTATTAACTCAGGCTGTCACAAGAAAAAACTGATTAAGGAGTGGTCTCCTTTTATTAATAAAGTCTGGTTAAATAAGTCTGATTTTATTATTGATCAGCGTAGATCTGAACTCAATTTATTTTTAGCAGCAGATAAAGAAGTTCCTACTTTTCTTCCTCATAAATGTAAATCAAAGTATTGCCTTTTAAACATACATGAAACATATAATGGGAACGTAAATCAAATCAAAGGTATTAACTATCTAGAAAAAAAGATTCAAGAACTCGATCCTTCAGGGGACGTTTTACGTCGTTTCTTTCGTTATTGGAATCAAGAACCCGGAAATTTGGGGTCCCCGAAAAACAAGTAGAATGTTTTATCCAATCCATGAGATCCATTAATTCCAATTCTTCTGGATATCCTTCCATTAACTCATCATAATCGAGATCCAAATCCTCCATTTTCATTTTGCCAAACCCTAA